GAGGGAAAGAAACCATGAATCACATTGGATTAGAAGTTGTATTTTGGACAGTACTATCAGTGTATCTCCTTGCTAAACTTGGAGTATTCAGAAAATGAAAACAAAAAGTTTAAAGTCATACAAAACACCACTAAGATATCCTGGTGGTAAGTCTAGAGCATTGAGTAAACTGTTTCAGTTTATCCCTGATCTAAAAGACTATGCAGAATTTCGTGAACCATTTCTAGGTGGTGGTTCTGTAGCAATAGAGATAGGTAAAAGGTATCCACACATAGACATATGGGTCAATGATCTATATGAACCACTATATAATTTTTGGAAAGTATTGCAATCTGATGGTCAGAAACTTAGAGACATATTGATACAACTCAAACAAAGACATTCAGATCCTGGTTCTGCTAAACAATTATTTTTAGATGCTAAAGACTACCTAGCAAAACCAGTAGGAAATAGTATTGATCGTGCTGTATCATTCTATGTTGTAAACAAATGTTCTTTTAGTGGATTGACAGAGAGTAGTGCATTTTCTAAACAAGCATCAGAAAGTAATTTCTCAGTTAATGGTATTGAAAAACTTCCAGAGTATTCTTTAATGATTAAGAAATGGAAGATAACTAATTTATCATATGAACATATGTTATCCGATGAAGAAGGAACTTACATATACTTAGATCCACCATATGAAATTAAATCTAATTTGTATGGTAGAAAAGGAGTTATGCATAAAGGATTTAACCATGATGAGTTTGCAACTATATGCGACAAGTCTACATCTCCTATCTTAATATCATATAACTCATCACAGTTAATACGAGATAGGTTTGATGGGTGGACAGTTGCAGAATTCGCACATACTTACACAATGAGGTCTACAGGATGCTATAATAAAGAACAAGCATCCAGAAAAGAATTAGTATTAATGAATTATGAAGTGTGAAGTAACCCTATACAAAGCAGGAACTGTCTTTAAAGAAGAAGTGATTGCTAAAGACTATCAAGATGCACGTCAAGTTGCACTTGCTAGAAATCCTAACGCTACAGTTGTAGGTGTCAATGCGAAATTCTAAAATATGGGAGATATGGAAGTATGCACTCGGATCATTCTCAGACGACAGAACAAAAGAATATGACAATTACGTGGTTGTGGTACGTACTATTATATTCATCAGCTATCTTGTCACTAACTGCTTTATTATTAGCGGAGTAATCCGCCACTGGAACAATGTACCAACTGAAAGACTACCTATACAGCATCAATCAATCCAAGAGAAATATATTGGACGACGATCCTGATGCGCAGAAAAAATATCCTCCTTACATTATTAATAGATGTCTGAGTTCCTTTACTGATACTATCTTGTATGCTAATGAGATGAATAAAAATTCTCATTTACCAAACAAGATGCAATATGACTTTTTCCTAAATAGTTTGAAGCCTAGGAAGCGTTTCTCTCCTTGGGCAAGAAAAGATTCTATTGATTATCTTGATGTAGTAAAAGAGTATTATGGTTATAATGACGATAAAGCTCTACAAGCGTTAAGAATACTTACCAAGGATCAACTAGATAATATTAAAAAATCATTGAATAAAGGTGGTAAAAATGAGTGAAGAGATCCTATGGAAACAAACTGATATGGTGGAGGTGCTTCTGGGAGAACCAGATGACTTTCTTAAAGTGAGAGAAACACTTACAAGAATTGGTGTAGCGTCACGTAAAGAAAGAAAGATATATCAATCATGTCATATACTTCATAAACAAGGAAGGTATTACATAGTACACTTTAAGGAGTTGTTTGCATTAGATGGAAAGAAAGCAAGTATATCCTTAAATGATATACAACGTCGTAATCGTATTGTGCAACTATTATTTGATTGGGGACTTGTAAGTATATCTACAGATAGTAAAGAAAAAATTAAAGACCTAGCTCCTTTAAATCAAATTAAAGTATTATCTTTTAAAGAGAAAGGTGAGTGGACGCTTGAGTCAAAATACAATATAGGTCGTAAGAAACAAGAAGGAGAGTAAACCGCACCTCTGTTTTTAAGAGATGTATTATAAAATATTATTGTGATGCCTAAAGGGTCACATGTAAACGTCGCTTTTTATAGGACAATGGTAACATTTAATTGGGAGACTTATACTCCTTTTACAATCGGTTTAGATGAAACATTCAGTAGACTTGAAGCTCTTGCAGGAACAAGAGACAACTATCCTCCTCACAATGTCGTTAATGGATCTGATGGTAGAACCATATTGGAACTCGCTCTTGCGGGATTTTCAAGAGGAGATATTCAAGTGGAGACAGAACGGAATGTTCTAACTGTTTCAGCAAACAAATCTTCTAAGGAAGAAAAACAATATCAACATAAAGGTATTTCACAAAGATCTTTTTCAAAGAACTGGCAAATGTCAGATGATGTTGAGGTTGAGAAAGTAGATTTTGAAGATGGTTTATTAACAATCACTTTGAAAAAAGAACTACCAGAAAAACAAAAAAGAAAGAAACATTTTTAAATGAACATGGGCACTTGACGGTGCCCTTTTTTAATGCTAAACTTAAAGTAAACTCACGCAAACTATGGCGGTATCAATCATAACCCTAAAAACGGGTGATCGCATCATCACCGAGTTGAAAGAGATTTTTGATGGAGAGGGAGATGACAAAAAAGGTGTCTGCCTTATGATGGAAGATCCTTACATCTTAAATCTTGATGGTGCAACACCTCAATATCTAACTGAACAACATGGTATGGAATATCAAGTTCGTTTTAGTAAGTGGAATCCTTATTCCACTGATTGGCAATTTAAACTTCCATATGATAGTGTAATGACTATTAGTAATCCAGAACCAGGATTAGAACAAGCATGGAAACAAAAACTTACAGAAAAAAAGGAACTAGAAAATGACGGAACAAATAAAACTGAAGACTAATCACAATATTCGTATTGTAAATCTTGCGACTGGTGATAACGTTCTTTGTATGTTTGGAGAAGTTCGTGACGATAACGAAAAAGTTATTGGATATCGTATGTTATATCCATATACTTTAGGTCTTGGTACTGAGAATGAAGATGGAACTATTCCTATTTCATATACACGTTGGTGTCCTTTCTCTCCTGTAGAAGAACATCGTCTTGGTGGAGAACATATTATTAGCGTTGTATATCCAGACAATGGTATTGTTGACAACTTTTCTAACAGACTTCGCCAACTAGGTTTAACAGAAGAACAAATTTTTTACCCTGAGGAGACTGATGGAGATAACAGCGAACCTGCTGAAGCTGCAGCATGAGTGGATCATCGCTCAAGTAGAACCAGTTAAAGAAGAAGGTTTACCAGGTGATCCTGACGTTTGGTTAATTGAACCTTATGTGGTAGACTATGAAGGTCAACTATCTCCTTGGGCAGAACACTCTTCTGAACGTGAGTTCAACGTCAGGTCTTCTGATTTATTGGTGGTGACTAATCCTAGCAAGGCAATCCTTGCTCGTTATATTGAATGTCTTGAATGAAGTTTTACACTAGTGTAGAGCAAGCAGGTAATCGTCTGCTCGTACGTGGTTATGAAAATGGCAATCGTTTCAACGTTAGGGTTCCTTTTAATCCTACGTTGTTTTTGCCTACAAAAAAATATTCTGAATGGAAAACACTAGAAGGAGAATGGGTAGAACCACATAAGTTTGGTTCTATTCAAGAAGCTCGTGAGTTTATTAAAAAATATAAAGAAGTTCCTGACTTTGACATCTATGGCAACTCTCGTTTCTTATATCAATATATTGCTGAACAACATCCTGCGTTTGTAAAATTTGATAGCACTAAAATTCGTGTCTTTAATATTGACATTGAAACTGCTGCTGAAAATGGTTTCCCTGATATAGAATCTGCAGATCAAGAGATCCTTGCCATCAGTATCAAGGATAGTTTTTCTGGTCGTATCACTGTGTTTGGAGCTAGACCATTTGACAACAAACATTCTTTAGTAGATTACATGCACTTCAGATCTGAAGAAAGTATGTTAGGAGCATTCCTTGATTTCTGGCAAGAAAATTATCCTGATGTTGTTACAGGATGGAATGTACAGTTGTTTGATATGCCTTACATTCATAATCGTATCAATCGTATTATGGGTGAGAAGTTTACCAAACTTCTTTCTCCATGGAAACTAGTATCACAAAGAGAGATCTTTATTAAAGGTCGTAAACAATTTGCTATTGATACTCTTGGTATTTCATGTCTAGATTATCTTGAGTTGTATAAGAAGTTTACCTATACAAATCAAGAATCATATCGTCTTGATCATATTTGTAATGTAGAACTAGGAGAAAAGAAACTAGATCACTCTGAGTATGATACGTTTAAAGAATTTTATGAACATGATTGGCAAAAGTTTATTGACTACAACATCCATGACGTTAGACTAGTTGATAAACTAGACGATAAGATGAAACTGATTGAACTCGCATACACCATGGCATATGATGCCAAGGTAAACTATGAGGATGTATTCAGTCAGGTTCGTATGTGGGACAACTACATTTATAATGAACTAAACAAACGTAAGATTGCAATCCCCCCTAAAAAGGAGAGTGCTATTAAAACTGAAAAGTATGCTGGTGCTTATGTTAAAGAACCGAATCCTGGATTCTATGATTGGGTGGTCTCTTTTGACCTTAATAGTCTGTATCCCCATCTTATTATGCAATATAATATCTCCCCAGAAACCTTACAAGACACCAGACATTCAAGTGCAACTGTTGATAAAATCCTTGAAAAGCAAGTAGAGATTGATGGTGAGTTTGCTGTTTGTGCTAATGGTGCACAGTACAGTAAGGATGAGCATGGATTTCTTCCTGAGATGATGCAAAAGATGTATGACTCTAGGGTCATCTTCAAAAAGAAAATGATCAAGGCAAAGCAACAGTATGAAAAAACTCCTACTGTTGAACTGATGAAAGAGATTGCTCGCTGTAATAATATACAGATGGCAAAGAAGATATCTCTCAACTCTGCCTATGGTGCCATTGGTAATGAACACTTCCGTTATTATCGTCTTGCAAATGCTGAAGCTATAACTCTATCTGGTCAGGTATCAATTCGTTGGATAGAGAACAAGATGAATGGTTACCTAAATAAACTGCTCAGTACAGACAAGGAGGATTATGTCATTGCATCCGACACTGACTCAATCTATCTTAATCTCGGACCTCTTGTTAATAAATTTTTTAGTAATAGGTCTAGCGACAAAGCAGCAATTGTTTCCATACTGGATAAGATCTGCCAAGAAAAATTGGAACCTTTTATTGAACGTTCGTATGAAGAACTTGCGTCGTATGTTTCAGCGTATGACCAAAAAATGAGTATGAAGCGAGAGAACATTGCTGATCGTGGAATATGGACAGCGAAGAAGAGATATATATTAAACGTATGGGACTCAGAAGGAGTCAGGTATAAAGAACCCAAGATGAAAATCATGGGGTTGGAGACAGCAAGGAGTTCTACTCCTGCATATTTTAGGGACAAGTTGTATGCAGCGTTTCAGATTATTATCGGCAAAAGTAATGATGAGCTTATCACTTTCATCAATGGAGTCCGCAACGAAACAAAAGAGCGACCCTACGAGGAAGTCGCCTTTCCCAGAGGAGTTAACAACCTTGCCAAGTACCGTCACCCAAAGGAAATCTATCAAAAAGGAACACCCATCCACGTAAGGGGTGCCCTACTTTACAATCACTACGTAAAGCACTATAATATAGAAAACAAACATCCTCTCATCCAAGAAGGTGAGAAGATCAAATTCATGTATCTTAAAACACCAAACCCAATGCATGAAAATACTATTAGTTTCTTTGGTGATTTACCAAAGGAGTTTGGTATTGAAAAGTATGTTGACTATCAAACACAATTTGAAAAGAGTTTCTTGGAACCTTTGAAAAATGTGCTACAATGTATAGGGTGGCAACATGAAAAAACAATTTCAATTAAAAGTTTTTTTGAATAATTATGTACAATTTTATGAGGATTAATTAATGGGATTTCTTGATACCGTTATTAAAGATAGTGGAAATGAATTTGCTGGATTAGTTAGTGAAGGAGTTGCAGCAGGTGACATTATTGATTACGTTGATACTGGTAGTTATATTTTTAATGCATTAGTTAGTGGTTCAATTTATGGAGGTCTTCCTGCTAACAAAGTTACTGCACTCGCAGGAGAGTCAAGCACAGGTAAAACATTTTTTGCTTTGAGTGTTGTTCGTAATTTTCTTGATGCTAACCCTAAAGGTGGAGTCATATATTTTGAAACAGAATCTGCTATCTCAAAAGAGATGATTGAGTCTCGTGGTATTGATAGTAAGCGTATGGTTTTATTTCCTGTTGCTACAATAGAAGAGTTCAGAACACAGGCATGTAGAATACTTGACAAATATCTTAAGGAACCTAAAGACAAACGTGAACCTATGATGTTCGTTCTTGATAGTCTTGGTATGTTATCCACATCTAAAGAAATGGAAGACATTGCTAATGATAAACAAGTTCGTGACATGACTAAATCACAACTTATCAAAGGTGCGTTTCGTGTTCTTACACTCAAACTAGGACAAGCACAAGTACCTATGCTTGTCACAAATCATACATATGATGTAATAGGATCTTACATGCCTACGAAAGAAATGGGTGGTGGTACAGGTCTTAAGTATGCTGCATCAACTATCATCTACCTTACAAAAAGTAAAGAACGTGACAGTAAGAAAGAAGTTGTAGGAAATATTATTAAGTGTGAAGCTAAAAAATCTCGTTTAACAGTGGAGGGAAGTAAAATTGCAACACGTCTATTTTTTGACGAACGCGGACTTGACAAGTACTACGGATTACTGGAGTTGGGTGAACAGTATGGGGTCTTTCAACGGGTGGGTAATAGGGTACGCATTGGTGAATCTTCTGTTTATCCTTCTGCTATTCTTGCCAGTCCAGACAAATACTTCACAGAAGAAGTAATGGAAAAACTGGAGGAGGCAGCTAAGAAGGAGTTTAGTTATGGTGGTTGATACAATTTTATTTGGAGATTGTCGTGAGACTTTAAAAGAGTTTGATGGCAAGGTGAGGACGTGTGTAACATCTCCACCATATTATGGACTACGTGACTATGGAACTGCTACTTGGATAGGAGGAGATCCCAATTGTGATCATAAAAGAAAAGGTAAGCAAGGTTCAAATTGTATTACTGGACATAAAAATCATGACACAATGGGTGGTGTAGGAGATTACATATACAAAAGTGTTTGTCCTAAGTGTGGTGCTGTTAGACAAGATAGTCAGATAGGATTGGAAGAAACTCCAGAAGAGTATATTGACAATCTTGTTTCTGTGTTTAGATCAGTGCGTGATTCACTAACTGATGATGGAACTTGTTGGGTAAATTTAGGAGATAGTTATTACAACTATAGACCTGGTAAAGGTCAATCTTATCCTAAACAATCAGTGAGTAAAACGAAACAAGATTTACCAGAACAATGCAATAAACGAGGAAATAAATTAGAAGGATTAAAAGAAAAAGATTTAATCGGAATACCTTGGATGTTCGCATTTGCAATGAGGGCAGATGGGTGGTATCTAAGACAGGATATTATATGGCATAAACCAAATCCAATGCCTGAGAGTGTGAGAGATAGGTGTACTAAATCTCATGAATATATATTTTTGTTTAGTAAAAATAGAAAATACTATTACGACAATGAAGCAATCAAAGAACCAGTTAAACAAGATTGGGGAACAAGAAACAGAACAAACGGAAAATACCACAAAGAAGGAACAGGACTTCAACCACATAGCGGACTTACAAAAAGCTATACAACAAAGAATAAACGATCTGTCTGGACAGTAACTACAAAACCATACAAGGGAGCACACTTCGCAGTATTTCCAACCGACTTAATAGAACCATGTATTAAAGCAGGAAGTGAAGAGGGAGACGTAGTTCTAGATCCATTCATGGGATCAGGAACTACAGCTGTT